AACTGCGGAAGCATTGACCAGAGCCTTGATCAGAGCAACACCTGTTGCTGATCCTGCGCTGATTACATGTGATTCATGCAGATCGGCCCATGCGCGAGCTGTTGCAGGATAGTCTGCCGGCTGTGTTGTCTGGAGCAGACGAGATACAACACCGAGCGGCATCTTGCTGTTTGTGCTGATGTTGCGGCCGTACAGGATAGCCTTGTCGAGTGCTTTGCCGATGCCCTGTCCGAGAGCTTCGATAACAGTAGCGGCGAGGTCGATGTCGGAGTCTTCCAGATTCGCATTGCAGATTGCATAGTAGCCGCCAACCTTGAAGCAGTCGACTTCCCAGTCATTGAAAGCGAGATCCATCTCGTTCAGATTCGCACAGCACTCTGTCCAGATTGCCTCCGGAATAGTCCCCATGATCGGCTGACGAGCTTCGCCGCCGATTCTCTGGAGGTTGACTCTGTCATAGAGCTTGGACCAGACTGCGATGTTTTCGCGCAGAACCGGCAGGATCTCGGTCGGAATTGTCAGACCGACATTCTGGAGTGCTCTCTTTTCCTTGATAGCGGAACGGATCTCACCGAGCCATCCCTTCACGGATTCATTGCTGACCAGTGCAGTTCTTTCCTGCATTGTCATGTTTCTGAAAATGTTTCTCTTTTCCATGGTGTTCACCATTGTCCTTTCTTCCGGCTGTGCTTCCGGTGCCGGTGCCGGTTCTTCAGCAGGTTTTTCTTCCTGCTTCTTTTCTGCCTCTTCGAGTTCTTCCTCTGCGGAGCGGATGACTTCTTCCAGATCCTTCTTTTCGGATTCGTGAGCATCCTTTTCTGCATCGAATGTGTTCATCTGCTCCTCGATGGCAGTTCTTTCTTCTTCGGTGGTATCTGTGTTGATCTCACCGAAAGCCTCTGCGAGATCAGCCTCACGCTGATCGAATTCCGCATCCTTCGCTCTCAGAGCATCCAGAGCTTTCTTCGCATCATCGATCTTCTTTCTCAGCAGGAGAGTCTTGAGCTTACTCATCTTCAGCTCCTCCTTTCTTCAGCCACGGATGAGCCTCCGCCTGACGCGCTTTCCAAGCCTCCAGAGCCTTCTTCCTGATCTGTACGGCTTCTGCACTGCGGGCAGTGACTTCTGTGGTCTCGTAAGCGGGAAACGTACAGACAGACACCTCGAACAGGTTGAGGTCTTTGATCGTCCAATGGATCGAGCCATCGTCATGGAATTCGGTTTCCTCTTCGGTGATCTCGAAGCCGAAACTGCACTGGTTCACATCTCCCCGCTCGACTCTTGCATAGAGGTTGAGAGCGTCCTGATCGTTCGGATTGATCAGTACACTTCCCCACAGTCCATGTGAGTCGACACGAAGATCGAGCGTGTGCGCGGATGTGCGTCCGAGCACCATCGCAGTCTCATGGTCGATCAGAGCTCTGACATCGCCGCCGATCGTGCGGTCGAAAGCGTGAGGATCTATGCTTTCTGTCATGCCCTGTGCGATTTCGTATGTCCCATCAAACACAGCGAAATATCCCTCGATTCTCTTCTCCGGTTCATTCGCTTCGTTCAATGCGTCCCGAACAGTAAAAGCGGACTCAGCGGTCCGCATCTGTCTCTTCATTTCTGTCATTGTCATTCTCCTTCCTGAATGAGTTTCGACTGATTTCCGGACATGTCTGCCGGAATGTAGTTCTCCAGAATCTTCAGCTCATCGAGTCCGTCCTTCGGACCCATGCCGATCCGATCTCTGACCTCATTGCCGGTCACATCACCGCGATCCTGAAGCGATGTCATCACTGTGGTGATGGTGTTCAGATCGTAGTCGAGCAGACTCATCACATTGAATCTGAGATACCATCTCGGATTTATGATCAGCTTCCGTGTCATTTCCTGCTGAAGATATGTGGCAAAAGCCTTCACCTTGTTCTGGATGAAATTGTTCCATTCTTTCTGTGAATACTCGCCGACTCCCAAAAGAAAAGCCGGAACTCCGAGGAGTGCGGCCACTTTCTTAGTGTCAAGTTGTACATTGTCGTTCAGTGCGATGTCGGACAGACTGAGCGGTCTGACCTCTTTCACATCGATCTGATCTGCCGGTATAACCCACGGCTCGCCGGCTCTTGATGTGGTGATATATTCATCGATTAACTTGGAGCGTCCTTCCTTGGTGCTGAACTGTTCGATCATGGCATCCGCTTTGATGATCAGTGACGGCTTCCATTTGGACTCCATGAATCCCTTTTCTGTTGCCGCCGCCTGATTCAACAGATCCGCCACATCTTTCAGTGTGGCAGTCACTCCCATTCCCATGAATGGATAATGACGATCCGGATTGTAAACGAAGTGCATGACTTCGTCTGGATCATACTCAACACCATCGATCAGCACCTTGTAGTCGTAGCCGGTCGAATCCGGCAGGATGCTGAACCTGTCCGGCGGAATCGGCTGAAGGTTCTGGATTAGTCCTGCTCTCGTCTTCACTCTGACGATCGCATTGCCTTTGCCGTACAAGAGCATACACATCACGATATATTCGATGTACTGAGCTCTGGTCATCGTCCGGCATGGATCGATATCGATCTTCCGACTCAGTTCGTTCTGGATCCTGACATCACCGTCATCAGTGTTCTCCATTAAATGGATAGTCATCGCACCGACCGCTTCCGCGATCCTGCGGCATGCGGCCACCACTGCCGGCACTCTGTCCAGTCTGGTATATCCCGCCGGACACAGCATGTCATAGCTCTCCTGTGACACAAGGAATGCCACACCGGACTTCACGGAGGGAAGTGTTCCATCAGACCCCGCATTCCGCATCTGTTTTCTTTTTCTCTTGCTCATTTAATTCCACCAGTCCTCCGCTTTCTTCTGTCGTTCCATGTTCGACAGATAACGGACACATCCGAACACGGAGCAGTCAAAAAGGTCGATCCTTGATGTAGGCTCGACTTTTTCGTACTGGACCATGTCGTCCGTTTTCTCAATAGCATGAACATTCTGAACACAATACTCATACGGTTCAGAATGGAGATAGTATAGTTTGCCATCCTTCGCGGCCTTCTCAATATGCCGGAAGCCTTCGCTCTTGACATAGAAATACTGCGGCTGATCCACCACTCTGAATTTCTGGATCTTCATCTCCGTGTAGTATTCTCTGGCAAATTTCCGGTCATGGCCGACCTCGGCGATTCTGAAGCCTTTGGACCTCATCTGGATGAACCAGTCCACAACATCCGAGACATTCACTGTCGGATTGTTGCACAGCGTCAGCCATCCATCATCCGCCCATCCGAAGAGCGGGATCTGATCCTCATCTGCCTTCCTTGCGGCCATCGTCACAGGAAAGAATGCATGTGTGATGACGATGTCCACATCCGCCTTGTCATAGTGTCCATACAGACATGCGGCTGTGAGGTCGTACATTCTGGAGAGGTCGACACCTCCATACCATTTGATCGGCATCTTGGCGAGTTCTTCGATCGTCCAGTTGTATTTCTGATCCGATGCCCTGAATTCATTGATGTCAAACCATGCTTTCATCGCTGATGTGTAGATGTTCAGCGATCTGGACAGGAAGTCCTTCCTTTGCTGTGGATCGTTCAGAGCTTGCTGAGCATCGGCCATGATGTCCTCCGGCCTAATCGTCACTCCGTAATTCGGATTCGCTTTCTCATGCTGAATCGGATCGAGATAATCCACATCTCCCTTGTCATCCTTGTCAGCATGCGACACAAAGCAGAACAGGCTGTCATCGGTCACAGTTCCATCCAGAACCTTCTCAGCGTACTCCAGACGGCGATAGCCGAAGCTGTTCGCATTGTCGCCGGCGGTAGTGATGCCGATCGTCAGCTTATTTGTATAAGCCTTCTGTGCCTCTTTGAATCGGTTATACTGAGCCGGCTTTTTGAACGCATGGATCTCGTCCAGAATTGCAATGTTGCAGTTGAAAGAATCCTGTGCATCCGGATTAGCCGCCAGTGCTTCGATCCTTAGTGATCCATTCTGCTTTCCATCGTCACCATTGAAAGTCAGATCGATCACATGACCCATGTTATTGTCTTGGATCCTGCATCCTTCTTCCTTGTCTAGTCCATGGAAGCGGACCGTATAGAGGATATCGTTGAAGGCTTCCATGCTCTGCTTCAGAGCCGCCGCACCGATCAGCACTCTGGATCCTGACTTTCTTTCGAGCAATCCAAGACCGAAAGCCAGTCCTGCGGCGAATATCGTTTTTCCGTTCTTCCTTGGCAGGAAGATGAAGGCTTCTGTGAATCTTCTGCGCTTCGTTCCTGTCCAGTACCATCCGACAAGGTTGTAGATGATGAACATCTGGAACGGTTCCAGAAGAAAAGGCGAGTTCATCAACGGAGTACCGTCAAGAGCTTCGCCTTGTTTGTGTACCATGAATCCCTGAATGACCTTGATCACGAAGTCCGGATCTTTTGTCCTCAGTTCGATGTCGTCTCTTTTCAGATCCGAGAGGAACCTCTTGCACTCTCTCCTGTTGTTTCCTCTGATCTGTTTGCCTGTTGCCTGTGCGTATGCATAGTCATAGACTATGCGGTAAAACTTAGATTCAGTCATCGAGCAATCCGGAGAGTGCTGACTTTGCTTTCGGCTTCATGGCATCCTTGTCCAGAGCCTTCAGACCGGCAGGAGTCAGACCGAGATCCCGCCAATAGGAAAGTGCATCCCTGTTCAGATCCTCCCACATGGAGAGCAGAGGATTCTTCCCTGTGTTCTGCGCACCTCTGTCAGAAGTCTTTACGATGACCGGCTGAGCTCCTTCAGCGATGTACTGCTTCCGCACTCGGTCACGTTCCTCCAGAATATCGCATAGTGTATTGATCGCCGGCAGGAATTCATCTCGGAAAGTCCCGACTGATTTGCATTTCTTGACGATTTCGCGCTTCCAATCTGCCTTTTTCACTCGGAAATCTCCTCCTTCCTGCTGTTTATTGCCCGCTTCGGGGATAATTTCGGCTTAATTGGCCTGAGAGGGAAAAACTCACCACCGCCAGTGAGCTCCCAATCTGGCCAGAAAAACGGACCGGCGGGGGATCACTTCATTCGTGCGATCAGCTCGTCCACGTTCTCAATGTGATTCAGCCTCGCAGTCCGCCTCAACAGTTCCAATCCTTCAGCTGTCAGCCTGTCATTCTCTCGGTCATGCATCGAGTGATGCGCTTCAAATGTCAGACTTATCAGATTCCATGGTGACAGTTGCCACTCCGGAAAGAACTCTCTC